TAATTGTCATTGTTAGGTTTAACCTCGTTTATTTTATGTTGAGAGGAAATTTTAAATTAAATTTCAGTCTCGATTATTTTCACTTTCCCATTTTTCTAAACCCAAAAAAGTTAAAATCTCACAGTCTCATAGAAATATTAATAACTTTCATTGGATAAATCTATATAGTATTAACTTTTATTTATATTCTTTAATCTATTAATATTTATTTATAATTTATATTTTTTTGAAGCATTTAAGGGTGTCAACCAACTGCTCCTCCCCAGGGACGCGCGTGTGGGGGGGCGCACTTGCGCACTTTGTAAGCAAATATAAAAACTTTTTTCAAAATGAAAAATAGAAAAGTTTTTAAATAATCTTCTAAAGAGCGCAACTGCGCAGTTTCACTTTAGACTTCGTTTAAGTGAAACTTCGTTTATGCTTTTGTATTTTTGACTTGATCAATAAATGCTTCTAATTTTTGTATTGCTTTTTTTGCGGCCTTTTTCTCTTTATCCGAACCATCCGCTTCTAGTTTTTTTAGGACTTCAATTTTTTCTTCGGATTCTTTAATACGAGTCTGTTTTAAGCAAAGATTGGTGGAACAGTCGCGTTTTGCTTTTTCATATTTTTTTCGAATTGTTTTATATAATGCATAAAGCCCAAGACCTACCGGCCCAAGACCAAATGCATATGATGCTAATCCACCAACAAGTGTCATTTGTCCTGGTAATGCTTTTTCTTCTAAATATTTAGAATATTGTTCTTCTAAATAATCTTCACCAAATAATTCGATTAATTCATTTTTAATTTCTTCTTCTTCAAATAAATTTTCTTTTGCTTCTTGAATATATTGTTTTGTGGTTTTCATTCAAAATTTACCTAATATTTTTTCTAAAGTAGTTAATAATTTTGATTCGTTAATGGTTTTTCTTTTTTTGTTCATAAATTTATCTGCTTCCGAAGAAATCAATTTACCAGATGAATCTATAGTAAATTCAATTCCTTCAAGGATTCCATTTACAAAAGCATCTGGAGCACTTGGGTCCGAAACGCAATCAACACAAACTAAATTAAAATCATCTTGAACATATTGAATGCCATCTTTTTCTTGCAATGACCCCATGCCTCTCGAAGAAACTCCTAAACGAAATCCGCCTTCTAAAAGACCCCTAACAATTTTTCCCATTGGTGTTTCAAGAACCATTGCTTTTCCATAGATATCTGTATTTTTCCATTCCATTTGAGTGATTCTATGTGAAATTCGTTCTGGATTTAGAGTTGGTGTCTGAGGATGATTTAATTCTCCACCAGCCCGTCCAGTTTTTACTTGAGATTCAATATATTGTTCTACAACTGGTTTTAAAATACGAGATTCATAGATTCGTCCATTTCTATTTTTTTTATCGGCTTGCATGAAAATGCCTTCAATATACATTTTTTTGCCTTCCGATGTATTTTCAACCAAACATTCTAAATGTTTAAAATTTGTTTCTGTTATTAATTTCATTTTTGTTATTCTATTTATCTACTAATTTAACATTTAAATAATCTTGAATTTTTTTCCAAACTTCTTTTTCCTTGTTTTGTTTAATTAATGATTTGACTTCTTTAAAAAGTTCAGGATTTTCTTTTTCTGCTTTTTCATAAAATTGAAATAATTCAATTATACCAATATTTCCTTTATAGGCAGCTTCAAATATGAATCGAAATGAAAACATTTTATTTAAGTGAAACTTCGTTTATGAATCAATTTTAGTTGATTCACTTTCTTCAGAATATATTTTTCGGGCTACTTCAATTTTTTTTGATTCAAGTCGTTCCATTGATTTTGCATAGAACAGTTCTTTGAATTGTTCTTTTGCATCGACATAATTTTTATCTAATACATTTTGAACAAATTTTAATTGTGTTACTGGAGTTGTTTGATCATTCATAGAATTTACCTAAATTGTTTTCGTTTTTTAATAATAAATTTTTTTATACGTTTTGTTGTTTTTCGCATAGAATAATACTAGAATTACATTCTTCCGCCGAATCCCGAAGATTGTTCTTCGTCTGGCTCTTTATATTTTTCTTTTTCTTTTTCTATTTCTTTATCCAATTCTTTTATATCTTCATCGGTTTGTCGAAGAATATTTTTTCTAACCCATTCAACGCTAAAGTATCGACCTGTATATTCATTAACTTCTCGTAATGTATTTAGTCTTTCTCGAATAATTTCAGATTCCTTTAATTCTGTAAAATGATTATCTTTTAGGTAATTAATAAAAATTCCTTCTTTTATATCCAACCATTCTTGTTCAGTAGAAATTATACGTTTAATAAGAAGTTTAGTTTTTAGAATTTGGTAAAAGAGATCAGAGAATTTTGCACGAAGTCTAGAAATAAATTTAGAAAATTTGATTTCATCTCTTGAAATTTCATTAGTGCGCCCAAGAGAAAATGCAGATGATTCTTGTTCTAATCTATTTAATGGTACTTTTAATGCTCTAAATAATTTCTTTTGGAAGTAGATAACGTCATCAATTTCCCCTAATGATGAACCTGAATTCAACGTTGATATTTCGGTTCCTCTTCCATCTCTAGTGGGCAACCAAAAATCTTCGATCATTGCAAGATTCTGACGAGCGTCTTGTAACTCTCCTGTATTTGCATCGTACACAATTTTATTTCTATATTTTGCAATAATTTTTTCCATATATGCTTCGGCATTTTTTGTAGAAATGCCACCAACATCAATTCGGAAAACACGTCTTTCTGGAGCACGAACTAATCGATAAATAACGAGAGAATCTTCCAGCATTCTTAATTGATTTGCTGGTTTAATTGCTGCATGTAAATATGAAATAATATTTTTTCTATCTTCATCTAATAATCCAGATGTCACATAAACAATGGCATCTTTATGGATTTTTAATCCAGTCGTTGTTAATGAAGATGAAGAAGAAGATTGAGCATCTTCTACATATAGAAAATATTCTTGTTTTGTTTTGTATAATTTTGCTCTAGTTGTCGGATCAATTGTCTCTTCTACTTCTTTTATTTTTTTAATATGTACCGGATCAATTGGACGAATTTCAGCAATATCATCATTTTTTTCATTTAAAATCATATGATAGACTAACCGCCCATCTTCATACCATTTTTTAGCAATATCATATCCATTGGTTGAAAATGATAATAGGCTTAAAATATCATTAAATTCTTCTACAATTTGATTTTTAACTTTTTCCGGTAATTCTACATCATCTAATGACAATTCGACTGATTTATATTCATCATCCATAACAATCAATTCATTAACAATTTCATCAATAGCTTGTTCAACTTCTGGATAAGATGCAATTTCTCGATATTTTTTTATTCGATTAATATCACTTTTTGCGCTATAATCACCTAGATTATAAAAACCTAATTGATGTGTCCCGGAAGAGACAAAAATTGCTGAACCATCGTCTGTAGATGGTTCAACAAAAGATTTTATTTCCTCTTTTTTATCAACTTTTTTATCAGATTTCTTTTTTAAGGGAAATCCAAAAATTTCTAGATTATCGGTTTCCTCAAACACATAATCTTCTAATAGAAAAGTTGTATTATTTTCAGCCATAAAATAGTTAGAATAACATTAAAATTTTGCGAATGGATAGAAGAACTATATATTTTATTATTATTGTGTTCCACCATCAGTTGTATCAGATGTCCAGTAATCATATTCAAATGTAACATTGAATTCTTCGATTGCATTAGAAGAATCATAACTCACTTCAATTGGATCGAGTACAGAAGGGAATGTTCCAATAAAATGATACGTTTTTAAACTAACACCGGCTTTATCTAGTTGTTCAACTTTCATTTGTGTTTTATATACAGCTGGTCTTTGTTGACCAAGGTTTGTTTCATGGCTATTTAGTGGAGCATTCATCCAACGTTCAATTGCATTTCGAACATGAAAATCTATATCATTGATAACGGTTACATTCCATGGTTCAAATGTTCTGTCACCAGCAACTTTGATTACTCTTCCACGAAATGGAACTTCAATTCCAGCAATAGTTGATCCAGGCAATGATGCGGCTTTACATAAAAATGATACTGTTGCTAAATCAGCACCACCAAACGTATCCAATCCGGTTAAAGTTGCTTTGAAATAGTTATTTCGTGCTCCACCACCGAATAATTGGCTTTTAAATTCTTCGACAAATAGGTCTGATGCGGCCATTAGTTTTTACCCTCTAGTATGTTATTGTTATTATTTATTGTCCAATAGAAATTCTATTCTTTTATTTATTTATAATTTTTTAAATTCAAAGCGAATATTTAATATTCCCCGAATCAAAAATAATACGATAATCGTTTTTTATCATATTATTTTTTTCTGATATTGTTTCATCAAAATCATCTAATATATTTTTTAGTTTATGTTTTTGATATTTCAATCTTGATTCTAATTGATTTGTTTTTTTGTTCCAATAATAATAATTAGGATTTGTTTCAGCTAAAAACGAACCATTGTTTTTTTTATATACATTGTTATTATTAAATGCCCATCTTCTATTGGCATAGGAGACAATTGTTTGATTTTGGTTTTTCTTTTTAAAATGATTTAATAACTTAGAAAATGATCCAATAACTGAAATATTCTTTTTATTGCAAAATCTGGACAATTCCCAATCATATGTTTTATCATATCTCGATTGTATAAATGTCATTAATGAAACTAATTCATCTTTATAATATAATCCATATTTGACTTTAGAATTAGCAAATCCTTGTAAGTGATTTTCATTTAAAAATCTATTTACTTCTATATTACTTGGCGTTTTTATTACACATTGTCTGGCACCAATTTTTTCAATATTACATAATAACTTATTTCGAATCATTGATTTCCATATCTCTTGTTTTGTTAAATCATTCCATTCATTTTCAAAAATATGGAATAAATGATATCCTACATCTTCACACATTTCAGTTTTATTTAAATGATATTTATTATCATTTAAATTAGAATGCCAATAAATTCCATTAAATTCTATTGCTAATTTAAATTCAGGAATAACAATATCTAATTCTAATGGAGAAATAATTGAACGTGTATTTTGAAGAATTTCACCCGAATATATTGAACGAATAAATGAAACTATTTCTTTTTCTTGTTGCGATGAATTTATACAATGTCTTTTTAAAATCAATTCATCGTGTTCTCTAAAAAGTTTTTTTAATTGTTCAATAGAACAATTTTGTTCTATTGCAATTTGTTTTAATGTTTTTGTTTCATTTTGTTCACTAAAAAAATCATAATTATTGATTAATTTTTTATATTGTTGTTCCCATTTTTCAAATTGTGTTTTTGGTAATGAAAAAGAATATTCTTCTGATAATCTTCGAATAGTATATGTATTAATATTATGTTTTTGTTTTATTTCACTTAGTGTATACAATTTGGATTCACAATCCTGTTTTAATTGATTAATATCAATATCTTTTCGTTTATTCCCAAAATATTTAGGAACATCAATATTGTTTCTTTGAATATATCCTCTTATTACTTGAAGTGATACATCATAAGCATTAGCCAATTCAGTTAATGAATCAAATTTTTGTAAATCTTGTTCAAATGTGAACGTGTCTATTGAAAGTGTTTGGTTTTTACTTCCTAATGTATTTCCTTTCATCCGTTTTGATGTTCTACAAGATGAACAGGTATTAGTATTTCTACTAAATCTTTGTGTATATTCAACACCACAGTTATCACATTTACATTGTACATTTAATGGTGATCCTTTAGATAAATCAGAAACTTTTATTTCTAATTCAATTGGTAAATTCTCTACATTAAATTTATATCCTTTTGACCACCAATATTTTTTATTTTTGTGGTTTACAGTAATAACTTTATATTTTTCAAGAATCATTTTTAAATCCTGGTCTAGTTTTTACACTAGACCAGTATATCATATTTTTTCAAATTTAGAAAGAATATCCGTCTTGAATCAATTCCTCAAAATTCAATCCAGTTGGTGTGGCGATAAAATTCAATCTAATGAAGTTGATTGATCTTGCAGGTTTAATATAGATGTCTGCTACGAATTCATTTGCATCAATAATCGCTGGTGTATTGTTTGTCTCATCACAGACTACTCTGAAATCATACATACCTCTACGTCCTTTAATTTCACGAAGATATGGTTCAACCATTCCTACAAATCTTGCACGAGTGAATTCATCGTTGAATTCGAATAGAATGTATTTAGATGATGTTGCAATAGCTTTTTCAAGAACATTAAACAATCTACGAACGTTGATTCGATCAAATGCAGATGGTTTTGCAAGCATTGTTTTATCACCATAAAGGATAGTACCTTCACCTGGGAATTGAACAATTGGATTAATTCTTGCTTTATATAATTCATCACGATCTGCTTTATCTGGATTATATGAAATAGAAGCAATTGAACGTAATTGACCACGATTATATCCGGCTGGGGACCACCATGGATCATTTGTATCATCTGTTCTTGCACACAAACCAGCAACAATACCATTGGCTGGAATCCAACGATACACTTCATTGTATTTATCATAGATTTTAACAGCACAAGAATCCATAACACCAAATGAACTTGATGTTAGACGATCCACATATTCGACAAGAGTATCTGGTTCTGTATAGAAAACGGAACCAATATCTCCGGTTGTTGGTGGAGATAGAAGAGAAATACAATCATGTCTATTTTCAGCCAATGTCATTAGATAATTTGCAAAATATGTTGCATCAATGGTGGATGTGAAGTTTGGTCCCATCATGACTAAAGTAATATCGACATTAGTTTCATCGGCAAAAATATCGTAGGCATCTCTTCTTTCTGAAAGATCAGATGCGGTTCCAATAGCACCACCTTCAAAATCATAGGTATTTGAAGCAGTAATTGCTGGTGATTCATATGGATCATAATATTTGTAGGATGATGGTGATCCATTTGCAGTTGTATTAACTTTTAACCATGCAATAGTTCTTCCTGCATTGGAAGATGATAATGAAGTATCATTGGATAGCCAATAAACATATTTTGATTGTCTTTCGAGAACATTGGCAAAATATGCAGATGTTCCGTCACTGGCTTTGGCATTAGGACATAATGAAAGGAAAGAATATTTTTCTAAAATTTGTCCTGGTGTTCCAGTAAATAAACCATCTCTATCGATAATCATTAAATGCATTTCATCGTTAGAAACGCCTCTAGCTGCGCAATAATCAGATGTTCCGGGTGCAGATGGGAAATAGGCTCTATATAAAGTTTCGCTATCTTCCCATGCTTCAAACGCAGTTTGATCCGCTAAACAATAAGAAATTTGAAGCGAATTACCAAGTACACCTGGGAATTTAGCAGCAAATGTTCCTTCTCCAGATGTAAATGATTGGGCATCATAATGATCATTGTTACGAATATTAACCGTATTTGGAGAATCTGTGGCATTAGCAACAGAGTTTAATGCTCCTTCTTGATCTTGACGAATAATCTTAAGATTATTTGAATAATTCAAAAATGATGCAGCCGTAAACCAATAGGCAAAGTTATCGTCTGTTGGTTCACCAAACTCTTTTTCTAATTCGTCTTTTGATGAAATAATTGTAATATCATGAACTGGACCCCATTGGAAATCACCACATAGTGCTCCAATAGCGGTTGATACAGCAGGGATGATCTGCGTTAAATCGATTTCTCGGATTTCGACACCTGGGGAAACTTGGAAAAATGGCATAATTTGTATTCCTCTTATGTATTATTATTATTGTTGTTTTATATTATTCTTCTAATAGAATTCTTTTATATTATTTATAAAAATGAATTTTTAGATTTTTGGTTCAAAAGAAAATCCTATATCAGCAAAGGTCTTTCCTATAATAGATTTATCAAAGTTTTCTCTAAGATATTTTGAAGGATTAAATATAAATTTAGAGATAATAGTATTATTGTTTTTACACCATTTGATTAATATTATATTGTGTAATATATTTTGTTCATAAGTTGATGCAAAGGTTCCAAATGGTGTAACATAATATCCTTTGAATTGATAATTTTTTTCACCTTTTTGCGCATCA